AATGGATCGAAGCGGAACGGATGCGGCAGATCAAGAAGTACGAGGCACAACGCAACCGCTAATTTGGGACTACCACCATGGCCAACTCGATTCTTACTATCGACATGATCACGCGCAAGGCGCTTGAGATTCTCGAAAACAACCTCGTTCTGACCCGCAACGTCAACCGCCAGTACGACGACAGCTTCGCTGTCGAAGGTGCCAAGATCGGTTCGACCCTGCGTATCCGTCTGCCCGACCGCGCGCTGGTCACGGACGGCGCTGCCCTTCAGGTGCAGGATGACAACGAACAGTTCACCACGCTGACCGTTGCCAACCAGAAGCACATCGGCGTGAACTTCACGACCGCCGAACTGACCATGCAGTTGGACGACTTCGCAGACCGCGTGCTGAAGCCGCGTATCTCGCAGCTTGCCGCCAGCATCGACGCTGACGTGGCCAACGCCTACGCCACCATCGGCAACACGGTCGGCACCCCCGGCACCACCCCGTCCACTTCGCTGGTTCTGCTTCAGGCCCAGCAGAAGCTGAACGAAAACGCTGCCGTGATGTCGCCGCGCTACGCGACGGTCAACCCGGCGGCCAACGCTGGCCTGGTTGAAGGCATGAAAGGCCTGTTCAACCCGACCGACACCATCAGCAAGCAGTTCAAGAACGGCATGATGGGTACCGGCGTGCTTGGTTACGAAGAAATCAACATGTCGCAGTCAATCAAGCAGTTCACCACCGGCACCCGCACCGCCACCGGCGCCACGACCTCGGCGGCTGTTACGGCTGAAGGCGCCACCACCATCGCCATCACTGGCGCTGGTAACGCCAACACCGTCCGCGCCGGCGATGTGTTCACCGTGAACGGCTGCTTCGCTGTGAACCCGCAGACCCGTGAAAGCACTGGTTCGCTGTTTCAGTTCGTCGCGCTGGCCAACGTCACGCTGGGTTCTTCGGGCGAAGGCAACATCACCGTCGCGCCGATCTACTCGGCTACCAACGCGCTGGCCACCGTGAACTCGCTGCCGGCGACTTCGCAGGCTGTCGTGTTCGTGGGTGCTGCTGGCACCCAGTACGCGCAGAACCTGGTGTACCACAAGGACGCCATCACCTTCGCCACCGCCGACCTTCTGCTGCCGCAGGGTGTCGATATGGCGTCGCGTCAGGTGCATAACGGCATCAGCCTGCGTATCGTGCGTCAGTACGACATCAACAACGACCGACTGCCCTGCCGTATCGACGTTCTGTACGGCTTCAGCACGATCCGTCCGCAGATGGCTTGCCGCGTCTGGGGCTAACCTGAAACCGGCCCCCGGTTCGCCGGGGGCCAACTTCTTTGAAAGGATTCTACAATGGCTCTCCCCAATGGCGGCGGTGGTTATCAGGTCGGCGATGGCAACCTGAACGAACCGCTCATCGACGCGATCCCGCTTCCGGTCTCCATCACGGCGGCTGCTACGCTTACCCCTGCTCAGGTGGTGAACGGCGTGATCTTGGCCAACAGCGGCGTTACCACCTCGCAGACTTACACGCTGCCGACCGTGGCGCTGCTGGAAGCAACTCTGGTCAACTCGGACAAGGTCGGCACGTCCTTCATGTTCCGCGTGGTCAACCTCGGTACGTCGTCCGGTACTGCGGTTATCGCCGCTGGCACCGGCTGGACGATTTCGGGTTCGCTGACCATGACCATCCCAGTCACGACCGGCGCCGTCATGCTCGCCCGCAAGTCGGACGTTGGCGCTTGGACGTTGTATCGCGTCGGTTAATAGAGGTCAGCCCCGGCCTTTGGGCCGGGGCTACCTTTTAGGAGAAAGACAATGGCTAACACCAAAGCAATCGGCGTTGCCTACAGCGATCAGGACATCGTCGGCGCGCAGTATCTTCTGAGCGACGAACAACTCGGCTACACCCCCGCTGCACAAGGCTCTGTCACGCAGTTGACCAGCAAAAGCACGGCGGTGACGCTGAACACGTCTGCCGGCGTAATCACCATGAACAACGCTTCGTTGGCCACGTCCACCAACGCCACGTTCACGCTGAACAACAGCTTTATCTCGGCCAACGACATCGTGATTCTTACGATCTCGGGTGGTCAGGCTACCGCCGGCTCGTACAACGTGTTTGCAAACTCGCTGTCAGCCGGATCGGTCAGCATCACCTTGCGTAACATTTCCGGCGGCACGCTGTCGGAAGCAATCGTGATCAACTTCGCGCTGATCCACTGCGCCTAACAGAGTGGGCGGCCTTCGGGCCGCCCATTTTACGGAGTTTCTATGTCCGTTATCTACATGGTTCACCCGACGCACGGCGCAAAAGTGGCGATCTCCGACGCTGAAGCGATTTTGGATGCAATGGATGGCTGGGAACGCTATGATGTGATTACATCATCTGTGGTGACGGACGACGACGAGGATGAGATCGTCAACGAGATGGCAACACCAAAACGGCGCGGGCGGAAACGCAGCGTTGTGCAAGATGACCAGGAGTAACCCCTATGTCTAACGAATCTGCGCAGAGCATTATCTATAAGTCGCTTCGCCTTTTGGGTGTGTTGGCTTCAGGCGAAGCACCCACGGCTGCGGAAGCGCAGGATTCGCTGTACAGCTTGAACTCGATCATCGACTCGTTGGCGGCAAACCCGCAATATTATTACACGAATTTGGCCGAAACATTCTCGACGCGAGCGTCGCAGTCGAGTTACGCCATCGGCAATTCGATCATGTCGATTGCCACGCTTACCAGCGTCACCACCACCGCGACCGCCACCACGGCGCAGCCGCACGGTCTGGCTACAGGTAATTATGTGACTGTAAGTGGCGCTTCGCCGGCGGGCTACAATGTCACGGCTGCGGTTACCGTGACCGGCGCCAATACGTTCACCTACACAATTGTGTCGGTTTCCGGCGTAGCTGGCACAGGCACGATGGTGTTCAACAACGCCGACTTCAACACGTCGCGTCCCATCCGCATCGTTGGCGCGTTTATTCGCACCGGTTCTGGCGCAACTGCCATAGACTCACCAGTGGGTATTGTCACCGAGCAGTTTTGGAACAACATTGCCGACAAGGCTTCTACGGCTGCTACCCCGACCACGCTGATGTACCGCCCAACTTATCCGTTCGGGCAGGTCATTCTGTACCCTACGCCCTCTGGCGTAACGTCGCTGTTCCTCAAGACGGAACGCACTCTAAGCCAGTATACGTCGCTGACCGATGCTGAGTATATGCCGCCAGGCTATCAGCGTCTGCTCGAACTGTCGCTGGCCGTGGAACTGGCGCCGGAATACGGTTCACGCGCCGCGCCTGAAACGGTTGCTTACATCAAGTCGAGCCTTGCCGACATCATGCGGACTAACATGCAGAAGCTGTCGTCGTCCAAGATCGGCGCTATCCCGAACCCCAACGTGTTCGCCGTTGAGGCCGGCATGGCGCAGACTGGGTATTCTGCTGGGTACAACGGCCCTTCAGGGGGATAAGCTGTGACAACTGTCCGTGAACTGCTGAACGACACGCACAGGTTGTTGAACCTGACCGCTTCGGGCAATGTCGTGCCGGAAGTGAATTACCAGGACAATCTACGCACCCTGAACCAGATGCTTGATAGTTGGAACACCGAAAGGCTTTCGGTGTTTTCAACGCAGGATCAGGTCTTCACGTGGCCTGCGGGCGTGCTGTCACGCACGCTGGGGCCGACCGGCGACTTTAGCGGCAACCGCCCGGTGTTGCTGGACGACAGCACCTACTTCCGCGACGCCAGCACCGGCATCAGCTATGGCATCAAATTCATCAACCAGCAGCAGTACGATGGCATCGTGGTCAAAACCGTGACCTCGACGTTCCCGCAAGTGATCTTCGTCAACAACACGTTCCCCGACATTGAAATGTTCATCTACCCGCGGCCCACCCGCGCGCTGGAATGGCACTTCATCTCTGTCGAGGAACTGACTGAACCCGCCACGCTTAGGACCGTGCTGTCGTTTCCGCCGGGCTATCTGCGAGCGTTCCGCTACAATCTGGCTTGTGAACTGGCGCCAGAGTTTGGCATCGAACCGTTGCCGCAGGTGCAACGGATCGCCATGACCAGCAAGCGCAACCTGAAGCGCATCAACAACCCTGACGACATCATGTCCATGCCGTACAGCATCGTGGCAACGCGCCAGCGGTTCAACATCTTCGCGGGTAATTACTGATGCACTCGCCGATCCTTGGGTCGGCGTATGTCGCTCGCAGCGTCAACGCCGCCAACAATCGAATGGTCAATCTCTTTCCTGAGATTGTAAACGAAGGCGGCCAGATGCCCGCGTTCCTCAACCGCGCGCCTGGGCTGAAATTCCAGCAGACCGTTGGCACCGGGCCGATCCGGGGGCTGTGGGCGCACCAGACGCAGGGCGCGAACTTCTACGTCGTGTCGGGTAGCCAGGTCTACAAACTGGCCTCGCTGACCGGCACGCCGGTGCTGCTGGGGTCAGTCACCGGCACCGGGCCGGTATCCATCGCCGACAACGGCGACCAGATCATCTTCGCGTGCAACCCGGACGCCTTCGTATACACCGAATCCACCAACACGTTTGTGCAAGTCACCGATCCTGACTTCCCAGGCGCGGTGACGGTCGGGTATCTTGACGGCTACTTCGTGTTCAACCCGCCTGACAGCCAGCGCCTGTACGTCACCAGCCTGCTGGACGGCACGCAGATCGACCCGTTGGATTTCGTCAGCGCCGAAGGATCGCCAGACGGCATCGTTGGCCTGATCGTCGATCACCGCGAAGTGTGGGTGTTCGGCACGGACAGCACCGAAGTCTGGTACAACGCCGGCGCCGCGGACTTTCCGCTGGCCCGCATCCAAGGCGCGTTCAACGAGATCGGCTGTGTCGCGCCCTACTCCATCGCCAAGGTGGACAACGGCGTGTTTTGGCTGGGCGCTGACGCCCGCGGGCAAGGTATCGTCTACCGGGCGACCGGCTACGTTGGCCAGCGCGTGTCCACGCACGCGGTCGAGTGGCAAATCCAGCAGTACGGCGACCTGTCCAACGCGGTGGCCTACACATACCAGCAGGACGGCCACGCCTTCTACGTCCTGAGCTTTCCGACCGGCAACACGACATGGGTCTACGACGTATCAACCGGCGCTTGGCACGAACGAGCATATTTTAGCGAAGGGGAGTTTTCGCGCCACCTTGGAAATTGCCAATGTAATTTCCTCGGTAACATCATCATCGGTGATTACCGCAACGCCAACATCTACACATTTGATTTGAACGTATACGCAGACAACGGGGGAATCCAGAAGTGGCTCCGCTCATGGCGGGCGCT